CGACGTGGAGGTCGTGTTCTGATGGCATTCACCGCTGCAAACAAATCCCGGGTGCTTGCCGGGTCGTTCAGCTACTCCTGCTACAGCCGTGGCTTCTCGATGTCGCGCAGCACCAACATGCTCGAGGTGTCGACGCTGTGCGATGACGCCAAGGCGTTCATCCCCGGCCAGGAGTCGTCGACGGCGTCGTTCGATCTGATCTACGACACCGCCCAGGCATCTCATGCGAACACCTGGGCGACTGCTGGTGCCCTGCCTGTCACCTACCTGCCCGTAGGCATCAGTGTCGGCGCCAGTGCATTGCTGCTCGATTCGTTCCGCACCGAGTACAGCATCTCGAGCTCGCCGACCACCACGGTCGACGCCACGTTGGTCACCGAACCGACAGGTGAAACCGGATACGGCGTCTGTCTGGCGCCGCTGACAACGATCACAGCCAACAACAACAGCGCATCGGTCGACAACGCCGGGTTCACGCAGCGAGGCGCCATCCTGCACCTGCACGTCACCGAGTTCTCGGGCTTCACGTCCAACGTGATCCGGGTTCAGGAATCAACCGACAACTCGACATGGTCATCGCTTGCGGTGTTCGACACCGTAACCGGCACCACCAGCCAACGGCTGGTGATCACCGGCAACGTCCTGCGATACCTGCGTGTCAACCAAGTCGTCACCGGCACCGGTTCGTGCACTGCACTGGTTGCCGTGGCACGGCGCTAACCCGACCTCAACCCCCGAGGAGACTGACATGGCCTTCAGAGCCGGAACCACCAGCTATTTCGCGCTGCACAACGTCGGCGGCACGATGATCAACCTGAGCCAGTACATCGACTCGCTCACGTTGCCGGCGACGACCGACACCGCTGAGGTGTCGGTGTTCGGCACGGCTGCGAAGGTGATGATCACCTTGCAGACCGGCGGCGAGCAGATCAGCATGAGCGGCCCGTACGACGCACCGTTGGCGACGCAACTCGACAACCTGAAGAAGGCTCACGCTGCCGGGTCGGCGGCGTCGGCGTTCATCTGGGGGCCGGGCGGGTCCGTGGCCAGCGAGTACCGGGTCGCTGGGTCGGTGTTCGTCACCCAGTTCGACCTGTCGTCGAGCGTCGGCGGCCGGGTCGAGTACTCGGCGTCGCTGCAGATCACCGGCGCCGTCACCACCAACACGTTCTGATCCGGTGGCTGCGACCACAGGCACCGGGTTCAGCGCCTCGGTGCTGTCGGCGTACGTCGCCAACTTGGAGTCGGTGCTCGACGCCGACGCCAACCGGCGGATCACCCGTGCCGCCGGGTTCGCAGCCAAGGACGCCGGCCTCAGTGCCGCTGTCGACAAGCTTGGCGGCGACCGGGCGATGTCGGGCTACAAGAACGGCAACATCAAGCTCGGCGTCGGCTTCGACACCGGGCCGTGGCGTGTCGATGTCAACCATCGGCCGAAGGGGCTGTGGCTGTTGGCCGACGAGGGCCGCAAGCGCAGCGGCCCCATCTACCCTCGCCAAGGCCGCCGCAAGTCGATCGCACCGGTGCCTGGTCGTGCAGTGCTGACGCCGTTCGGGCCTCGGGCATCGTCGTCGTTTGGCCCGTCCAAGGGCACCGGCGTGTTCAAGCTGGCCGCTGCCCGGGAACGGGACGCAGCACCCAAAGCGGCATGGCGACAGCTGCAGACCGAGTTCCGACGTATCACCCGGGGGTGAGCTGAATGGCGTTCCAGGATCGGCTCACCGTCGTCATCGACTTCGTCACTGGCCCCGCCCAGTCCGGGCTGAAAAAGCTGCGCGCCGACGTCGCCCAGGCCGAAGGTGCGATGGGCAAGGCCAAGGCCGCAGCCGCTGGGCTCGGCGGCGCTCTGCAGCAGTACGCCGGGCAGGCTGCGTTCGCCGCCGGTGCTGCGCTGGTGACGTTCGGTGTGAAGTCGGTCAAGGCGTTCCAAGACACTGCACTGGCTGCAGGCAAGTTCGCCGACGCGACCGGCGCCTCAGTGGAAAGTGCGTCACGCCTGATCGAGGTCGCTGGCGACCTCGGCATCAGCGGCGAAACGGTGCAAGGCGCCATCCAGCGCATGAACAAGGCGATCGCCGACGGCAAGCCATCATTGGACGGCCTGGCCGACTCGATCGTGCGCGCCAAGGACGGCAGCGTCGATTCGGCGGCGACGTTTGAGAACCTGATCACGAGAATCGGCGGCATACGCGACGCGACCGAGCGCGCCAAGGTCGCTCAAGAGGTGTTCGGTCGCAGCTACGGCGAAATGGCCGAACTGATGAACATGTCTGCCGGTCAGCTGGCCCGGCGGCTTGAAGACGTGTCCGATCAGAAGGTCATCAACCAGCAAGAACTCGAGCGGGCCCGCAAGTTTCGCGACTCGATGGACGAGCTGCGTGACCGGGTCGACGACGCCGCCCTGGCGGTCGGCGAGAACCTCGTCCCGGCACTGACCACGGTGGCCGATGCGTTCGGCGCAGTCAGCACAGCGATCGAGGCCACACCGCTCGACGAGATCGGCAAGTTCTTCTCTGTCGGCGCCGGCGGCTGGGGGCTGATCCAGAAAGGCGTCGACCGCTGGAAGCAGTCGTGGAACAACCTGTTCGGCGACGGCGGCGAAGTTGAAACGTCGATCAAGACGATCGAATACGGCACCGAAGCTGCGGGCGAAATGGCCGCCATGTACGCCGAGCGCATCCCCCCGGCGGTTGAGCAGTCCCGTGTGGCTGTGTTCCGGTTGCGGGACGCCACCGCCGACGCCGAAGCCAAAGCCCAAGACCTCGAGGACCAGTGGGCCACGTTGTTCGGCACGCTGGACGACCAAGAGGCGCTGCTCAATCTGCAGGATCAGTTCGACCAGTTGTACGCCGCCGGAGTCGAGGCGTATGCCGCAGGCGTTGAGGGTTCCGACAATGCTGCGGAAGCGCAGAAGCGCCATCAGCAAGCGATCATCGACACCAAGCGGGAGATCGCCACCTACGCCAAAGAGGTGCTCGGCCTGCCGGTCGAGCGGGTCACCAAGATCCTTGCCGACATCGACGAAGGCAAGCTCGACCAGATCGAACGGCAGCTGCAGATCCTGTCCCGCAACCGAACCATGAACCTGTCGATCATCGCCAAGGGTGGCGCCGGCTACGACCTGCCGTTCGGTGGTCGTCGTGCACAGGGTGGCCCGGTGCAGCCCGGCAAGGCCTACGTCGTTGGCGAAGAAGGCCCCGAAGTCATCGTGCCAAGCCAGTCCGGCATGGTCATCCCGAACGGCGGCACCCGAGCGATCACCAGCGGCGCCGCTGCCGCCGCCCCGATGGTCGTGAACATCACGACCGGCGCCGACCCGGAAGACGTGGTGCGGGCGATCGAACGCTACAAGCGCCGCAACGGCTCGCTGCCGTTCATCTAAGGGGGCGCGATGCCGGCACCGACAACCACGGTCACCGCCTACCTCGAGCTCAGCGCCACCGGCGGCAGCTTCTTCATCCTCAACGACCCGGTCAAGGGTGAGCTGGACAACGCCACCTACACGTTGGCCGGTCTGGTCGGCATCCCGACCGACATCACCGACCGGGTGAACCGGGTGTCGATCACCCGTGGCGCCAACTCGCCGCTGTTCTCGGCCCGGACGCCGCCGGCGGCGCGCTGGTCGGTGCAGTTGAACAACGAAGATCGCCAGTTCGACCCGTCGTTTCCGTTCGGGTTCGGCAGCAACGTGGTGCCTGGCCGTCGCATCAAGGTGCAGTCGAACGGGATCACGATTGTCGACGGCCAGGTCGAGGACTGGAACTTTCAGTACTCGCCGTCGGGCCGGTCGATCGCCATGATCGACGCAAGCGATTCGTTGGCGTCGCTGGCTGCGATCGAGCTGGACGGGTTCACCGCCACCGCTTCGCAGCTGCCCGGTGCCCGCATCAACGCGGTGCTCGACCGGTCCGAGGTGGCGTTCACCCACAACCGCAACATCGACACCGGGGTCAGCACCCTGCAGGGCGACACGGTCGCCGATGGCACCAACGTGCTCGCCTACCTGCAGACCGTCGCCCGCAGTGACTATGGCACCTTGTTCGCTGGCCGTGACGGGCGGGTGACGTTCAAGGATCGGCACTCGAACGCTGGGCTCACTGCACTGCTGTTCGACGACACCGGTGCCGGTATCGGCTTCCAGTCGATCGAGCTGCAGTACGGCAGCGAGCTGCTGTTCAACCGGGTGGTGATCGAACGGGTCGGCGGCACCGCCCAGACCAAGGACGACACGACCAGCCAGGCCGCCTACCGGATCCGCACACTCAGCCAGGGCGGGCTGCTGCTCGAGAACGACCAGCTTGCCGAAGACCTCGCCGACTTCCTGGTGTCGACACTCGCCGAGCCTCGCATCCGGGTGACGTCGCTGACGGTGGAGCTCGCAGCACTCAGCCAGACCCAGCAGAACCAAGTGCTGGCGCTCGACCTGACCAGCCCGGTCGATGTGACGTTCACACCGAACGGGTTGGGTTCGGCTGTCACCCGCAACTGTGTCGTCGAGGGCATCAGCCACACGATCGCCGCCGGCGGCACCTCGCACGTCGTGACGTTGTCGCTCGGCGACGCCTTGTTCACGTCGCTGTTCATTCTCGATGACGCCGAGTTCGGCGTGCTCGGCAGCGACGTTCTCGCATTCTGATCACAGGGAGACACCATGCCCCGCAAGACCTTCGTCGCTGGCGACGTGCTCACGGCTGCCGACATGAACCTGTTGAGCCAGGACGGGTACATCGACAACACCGACCTGGCGACCACCGCAGGCCAGCCGGGTGGTGCCTGGGTGTCGTACACGGCGACGTGGACGAACATCAGCAACGGCACGAAGACGGCGAAATACATGCAGCTCGGCAAGACCGTCTTCTTCCGTGCATTGTTCGTCGTGACGACCAGCCCTGGTGTGTCCGGCAACTTCACGGTGACCTTGCCGGTGACGGGGACGTCGACGAACTTGGCGTCGCAGTTCTGTGCGTCGTTCTACGACGACAGCGCCACCCGCACCTATCCGGCGATGATCCATGCGGTGTCGACGACGGCGTTGACGATCTCCGCTCAACAGTTCCCGGGGTTGACCGACAGCTACAACGCCACCCCGTCGTCGTCACTTCCATTCACCTGGACAACCGATGACCGTATCGAGGTCAGCGGCTTCTACGAGGTGGCGTGACCGTGAACCGCTACCCGTACGGCTACGGCCGGCCGCCGATGATGCTCACGCTCGCCGAGCTCGAGCAGCGCACCAACTGGCGGCTGCTGCACCCCGAGTTCAAGCGGCGGCTCATCGCCATGTTCGACGCTGCTGCAGCGCAGGGCCGGGTGCTCGGCCTCGGTGGCGGTTGGCGTTCGTCGGCGTCGCAGGAGCAGGTGTTCCTCGCCCGCCACGAACAGGTCCGCATCGGCGGCTGCTGTGTGCACAACGGCAAACGGTGGAAGCTGCGCAAAGGCATGGCTCATGCTGCGCCGCCAGGCCGGTCGTGGCATGAGGGCCATCCGGCGTTCGACAACCTGGCCCTCGCTGTCGACCTGATCGGCGACTGGGACTGGTCGATGGCGAACTGTGCCCGGTTCGGGCTCAGACACTTCGGGCCACCGTCGACGCTCAAGGAACCGTGGCACTATCAGCCACTCGAGGTGCCTGCCGCCCGTTCGCAGTACAGCGGCCAGAAGCTCACCGTGTGGCAGCTGCCCGAGCAGCGTCGCACCCTACGGCTCGGTGACAGCGGCGGCGACGTGCAGATCGTCCAGGCGGTGCTCAAGGACAAGGCCGGGCAGACCGTCACCGTCGACGGCAAGTTCGGCCCGCAGACCGAGGCCGCTGTGGTCAACGTGCAACGGTTCTTCCAGTTGCCGGTCACCAAGGTCGTCGATGCGGCGACCTGGGCCGTCGTTGATCTGCTGGCGGCGCAGCCATGACTGCGATGTGGACCGGGCTCGGTGTGGCGTTCATCGCCGGCTGTTTCGGTCTCGCCAACATCTGGTTCTCCGCAAAGGTGCATCGGGACAACCGCAGCGATCACGCCCAGACGATGG